GTGACGCTCGATTGTGTTGTTGGCATCGGCCGGATGGAACTGGAAGCGACGCTTCAGATCCTCACGGGTGATCTCCACAAGACCTCGTTTCGTTTGAAGGGTTACGTCTCGGTTCGAGCTTTGAGTTCCGAAGAGATGTCGTCTGCCATCGAGATGAGTCGCTTGAACTGACCCGACGTCAGAGCTCGGGGGCGCGTGTCACACACGCCGAACGAGCCGATCACCTTACCTCGAAAGCGAAGCGGTGCGGCCGTGTAGGACCGCACTCCGGTTCGAGTCGGGATGCACTCGTTGAGAAAGTCGAAGTTCAGCGTGTCCGGAAAGGTGACCGGTTCTCCGATGGCGACCAGAAAGGCGCACGCCGTTCGCTCGAAGGTGCCGGGTCGCTCTCCAGCAACCACCAGATCGCCTTCGTCGGGAAAGCCGACCTTGGCCACCACGTGATGAGAGCTCTCGAACACGAAGGTGACGAAGGACATCTCCGACTTAGTGGCGTAAGCGATCTGTTCGCAGTACTCCTGCAGCACAGAATCAGGCGGGACCACGAATTCCGCAGCTGTCCGAGCGGCTTCGACGCGTTCGGAGTCGAAGATCACGTCCCGGTCGATCACCAGGGACACAACGAGGCCTCCTTTTCGGGGGTAGGGTTAGAATTGTTCTCCCAAAAAGTCCCCCCGGGGTTATTTTTAGGAGCCGGGCGATGCATAGGGGGGTAGGAATCGTTTACCCCCTCCCCCCTAACCCCGATTCTTCTTTGAATTCGTTTCACTTTGTCGCGACAACTTTCTTTGCGTCAAGCGAACGAGATTCAAGAACTTCTTTTGCTTGCGATTGTCCGCCGCCCCACCGGCACGCCCTCCTGGTGGAGAGGAAGGCGTGTGGTGAGCGGAGGATGGAACGGTTTCATCTTGTTTTTCTTCTTGTTTCCTATGCTGTTCCATCTGCCCAACCTACTTGAAACCTAGGAAACTCTGGCCTGATTGCGCAAGACTTTCTTGTGCATACCTGAGATGTTCTCTCGAACGATCTCTTCGATAGCGTCTTGTACAGCCAGGTACTGATCAGCTTCAGACAACTCGTCGCTCATCACCGTGATGCGAGCGAGGAGGCCAGGGGTATGGTACCCAGCATTCGAATCCCATACGTACCACTCGTCCCATTGCGTGAATGGATCGTATGGATTGTCGTATGTCGTCAGCATGTACTCAGGCCGTGCTGGCAAGTCACTGCTTGATGACTGATCGCTCATCATCACCTCCCTTCTGCCAAGGCAGACTGCAAGGTTGATTGCGGGATGCCAAGCGCTCTCGACACTTCAGCAATGCTGGCACCGTTGGCCAGCATGGTCTTGGCTCGAGAGGTAGCCGTGGACGTCATGACTCGGTTCTCTCGTGGGGTAGCCAACTGACGCAGGGTGTCCATGTCGGAGTTGTTGATGATCTTCTCCAACGTAGACTTGGAGATCGCTCCAGCCTGAATCGCTTCCCACTCACGGGGGCTCAACTGAATGCGGGTCTTTCCTGCACCAGTACGAAGACGTGCTTCGTTAAGCGCTTGTCCTCTGATCTTGCGCTCCGTGTCCCGATCCATGTTGGGATTGGCTCGCTTCTTCTGGCCCACGATCTTGTTGGCCACCACCTGGGCTTGCCTTTCCAGGGGGGAGTTCTTCAGAGCAATGTCCAGCTTGGCGTTGAGCGACTCCACCTCATCCTTGTACACGCGCTTGGCGGACTTGGACATAGGCGTAGGCTTGGCCTTAACCGCTTCCTTGCGTGCTTCGTTGGCCATACCCTTCAGACGATTGGAATGCTCAGCGTACACACGCTCAATCGGAGTACCACCATGTTCCGAGATGAGCGTAAACGCATCGTCTGTTTCAGCTAGGCGCTTGGACTTCTGAGTAGGTACAGATCCATCACGACGACGTTCGTCGACAGGATCGTAGAGCCGCTTACCTGTACGAGGATCCACAGTTGCGTTACTCAAACGCACTGCGTTGGGTCCAGCCTTGGCGTCCTTACGCTTAGGCACATGAGTCTGTGCCGTAGCTCGAGTGATCAGGGTAGACGCACCTCGAAGACCACCTGTATCGGTAACCCCTTGGTAACGTCGCTTGAGATCAGCGATTCCGTTGTCTCGCTCCGACGCCTTGAAGTCGAGGTTGTGCTTCTCGGAATCGATGACGACCATGGAATGCCGTACGGCTCGAGCGATCTCGGACGTACTCGCACCCTTGACCGTCATGTCAGCGATCAGGTTGGTGACATTACCCATCTCCTGCTGCTTACGAGCAGGCTTGATGGTAGGCTTGTTACCAGGAACCTTGTAGATCTGAGGATCGAAACCCTTTAGCCCATCCAGCGCATGAGTGGACTTGATCGTGCCCCGATTGTTGGGGATGACAACAACAGTATCTCCGTCGAAGTCAGCACCCGACAGACGCTCAGCCACCTTAGGGTGAATGGCCACAGCATCGGGCACATCCTTTCCCCCTAGAAGCTTTGCTGGTTCCCGAGAACGGTTGTTCACCGTAAGCTCAGGAATCTCGAAGGTCCCAGCATGGGGGAATCGAATCAGTGCCACACGTTCACCGTCTTCGAACGTAGGCGCAAAGATCTCGTTGGGTTTGACCTTGTTGCTCGGCAGCAGAACCTTGGTGGCCTGGCGAGGCAGATTGGCTGCCTTGAGATGCACAGCAGCCGAATCGGTTTCCTCGGCAAACGTTTCGAGCAGCTTGCGCTGAATGACCGGATTGGTCAGCGCCTTGATCTTCTCGAATTCCTTTTCGCGGTTCTCGAAGGTGAGATCCAACTGCGACTTGGCCAGATCAGGGGACTGCTTGGACAGCACCTGCCGAGACAGGTTGCGAGACCAAGTGTTCCAGTCTCCTTCTTCGTTGACGATGTTCATCGCCGACGTGGCCTTGCCGTCCTTGACCTGCTGCCCACCCATCTTGATGACCGCGCCGAACGGGTTGTCCGGATCGTCTTTCAGTTCCTTCATAGCGTCCAACTTGTTGCCGGTGTTGGACTTGTTTGTGTTGAAGAGAAGATCCGTACCTGCCGGAAGATCGTCCTTGTAGACAGCCATGCCCTTGAGGTAGTGGGTACCATCCACAGCCACACGAACCTGCGCGTATCGAGACTTACCCAGAGACACGTCCGGAACCCCAGGCCGAACGTAGATCACGCCATCGGCGTCAGCGCCACCTTCTTCCTTGTAGCGAATTCCCACTCTCTTGGAAGACACACTCAAAGGCGGCACGATGCCGAGATCGGTGTAATCCCGACCACGGTTTTCTGATTTTTCCGTGATCTGCCGAATCTTGTCCCGATTGGCAAAGGCTTCTTGCTTGGTGACGCCTGGCTTGGTCAAAACCAGGTATCGCGTCATCTCACCCGTACCCACCTGCCTGATGTGCACAGGATGAACGTTGTAGCCCTCTTCCTGGAGCATGGCTACAGCCGTCTTAAACTTGTCTGGCGAAATCCCGATTCGCGTTTCGGGATTGTCACCAATGGGAAGATCGCGTTCGACGTTGGCCCCGATGTCGAGAAATTCCTTTTCCTCGACCTGCCGCTTGAGCATCTCAGCGGTAGAAGTAAGGATGTCCGCGTTGTTCTTACGGCCGGGCTCAAGAAGCGAACGAACCGTGGACTCGGGAACCCCCATCTGCCTGCCGATGGCAGATGCGCCCATGCCCTTGTCCTTCAGTCGCTGAGCAGTTCGAATCTGCTCCTGCTTCTGGAGGTTGACCGAAATGGACCGCATGGCCCGAAGGTTTGAAGTCGTGAACGGATACTCGGGCGTGTGAAACGCCTTGGCGATCTGCGGATCCGTCATTCCTTCCCGACGCATCTCCTCGGTAATGTCGAGAAAGGTTCGAGACCGCTGGTTTGGATTTTCTCCTGATCCCCACGGATAGCGCCCCGACTTGCGGAGAATGCCGTAGTGCATCAGGTAATCCTCTTCTGAGACCTTCACTCCGACACCTCCTTTCGAAGCTGGTTGAGAATTCCGTCGAACTTGATGATCTTGT